AAAGAGGGCAACAGCTTTTCCGCTACAAATCAACCTAGCCCAGAGGCAAAGCGTAAAGGATGGCAAGAGTTGAGGAAGCAAAGAATGTTGACGCAGGAGCTTATAAAGTTAATGATCGGTAAGGATGGAACGCCAACAGCAACCTTTCGCGATTATCTCAAGTCATTGGTTGTCAATGCTAAATTAGGCAACGCAAAAGCAATTGAGGCGGTCAACAAATGCCTAGAGGACGACGTCACAAAAATCGAATTAAGCGGTGAAGTTGCACAGCGTCAATTGATGACAATTGACCCGCTAAAGCTAGAAGATGATACAACCAACTAAAGCACTTCGCAAAATTGCGGGATTGACTAAACGCATAAAAGGCGTACAAGGTGGGCAGGGAGCAGGCAAGACCTTTGCCATTCTCATGTTATTGGTGAACCACGCATACAGCACACCCAACCGCGAAATATTTATAGCATCGGAGGAACTTAGCAAAATGAGGATAACAGTAATAAAAGACTTTATCAATATCATGCGCATGTTTGATATATTCAACCCTAATTTTTGGGTTGATGGCACTTTGTACAGGTTTGACAATGGCAGCTTTATTAAGTTTATAGGCCTAGATAAGGCCGACATTGGAAAGGGTTTGAGGTCGGACGTGATGTTTGTAAACGAAGCAAACAAAATAAAGTTCGATACCTATCGAGAGTTAACGAGTAGAGCCAAACAGATATTTATTGACTTTAATCCAAACGCCAAATTTTGGTTTCATACTGAAGTGGAACCCCGCAATGATTGCGACTTTATCAAATTAACCTTCGAGGATAACGAATTTTTAAGTAAAGAGGAACGCGGGGAAATATTGCGCTATAAAGAAAGGGGATTCAATCCTGATGGATCAGTAAAAAACCAATATTGGGCGAACATGTGGCGCGTGTATGGCTTAGGTGAAATTGGGCAAGTAGAGGGGCGCATTTATACCTGGAAGCCTATACCGTTAGATGAATACAGGGCCATTGAAAAAAAGGTATATATTGGTTGCGATTGGGGCAAGGTTGACCCCTTCGCCGTTGTGGAAGTTAAGTATATGGACGGTAATTTGTACGTGCATGAACTTAATTATGAATCGGAAAATGAACTTGAAAGGAAGTTAAGCCCTACCGAATTACACCAAATAAAGGCGGGAACAACAGAGGAAAACGAGGGTTTAATTGGTTGGATATTTAAGAAAGCGGGCATATCTAAGAATTCGGTTATTGTGTGTGATAACAACAGGCCTAATAAAATAATAAGTTTAAGACGATCAGGCTATGAATACGCCGTAGCGGTCGGGGGCAAATCTAAACTACTTGACAGGATCGGAATGCTTAACGGCCTGAATATCTATTTTACAGATACGAGTAAAAATATAGAGTTCGAACAAGAGAATTACTGTTATAGTAAGGACAAATTCGGAGTATTACAAGAGGAACCAACCGACCAAAACAACCACACAATAGACGCAATCGCCTATGCGGTGCAACAGATGTTTAATGATGGTATTATAAAAAATGTATAACTTTATCAAAATATAATTAATTTTACTTTATGGGACTACTTCAAAATATCTTTAATAGGTTTGTGGATTTGCCGCAAGTAATTAAACAAAATGACGGCTACGTACCTGTACCGTTCACAACTATTTTGGACGCATCCCCTCGATTCAACGACTATTTGACCGACGTGGCATTAATGAATGCAGTGATAAAATCACCAGCGGTCATGAAAGTATTCGCGCTGCAATGCGACCTTTTCAGCCTTGCAAAGGTTTACGTTTACAACGATAAAGGTGAAGAAGTAGTAAACGACCCAGCGGTCGACAGATTAAAGAAGCCTAATAAATTTCAAAGCCAATCCCAATTTTTATGGGATTATATGTTCTGGAACATGATGGGCAACGCGTATTTTTATCATGACAGTTCAATAGTAAACAATGAACAAGCCTCATTATTTTTTCTTGATCCCCGAAAACTTACCTTTCCTGTTGAGCTTGAAAGGATGCAAGATAAACTTATTTTGTCCAGCAAAACAACAGACGAAATCGGCAAAATGCAAGCCACGTACAAATACGACGACGGCACACAAATAAAAATTCCTTTATCCAATATTAGTGTAATTACCGACCTTTCAAATGGTATGGGTAATTGGTGGAAAGGTAGAAGCCGTTTAGAATCTTTGTATAAAATTATCAGTAATAGTGAATCGGCGCTTGATTCTAAAAATATTAATGTAAGATACGCGGGCAAATTTATGGTATCAGGCCAATCTGATCCTGGCAATATTAGTCAATTGCCAATGGGCGAGGAGGAGAAGCAAGACATTGAAACAAAGATGAACGGCAGAAAGCAAGTTTATGCAACTAAGTCAATGATTGATATTAGACGCTTTGTTACTAATATGGCCCAATTAGAACTAGGAAAAGCATATTTAGAAGATTATTTTTTAATCGGCTCTATGTATGGAATCCCTCGTGAAGTATTAGAAGCATATCAAAGCAGCACATACGAGAACCAGGAGAAAGCAAGAGGCGCGCACGTGTCTTATTGTTTACAGCCTAAAGGCGATCAATTTATGGATAGCATTTCCGACTTGTATGGCTATAAGCAAGAGGATAAAAAATTGGTAATTGGTTGGGATCACTTACCATTCATGCAAGTATTTGAGAAGGATAGAGCCGAGGTAGAACGTAAGAAAATCGAAACTTTGACAAGTATGTTGAAAATTAATATACCTTTGGATGAATGTAACGCATTCTTAGACACAAATTTTAAAACGGCTGAATATGTCGCAACAAATAAAAACGCAACTAACACTGGAACAAATCAAGGCAATCAAGGAAACTAAGATAGCTAAAATTGCAAATCAGGAAATTATTAATAAACATGGTAAACAAAATTCAAATCCCTCAATTCGCTAGTAAAGCCGAGCTTCACGCATGGCTATACGAAAACAAATCTTTGCTTTTAGAGCAGAAAAAGGCTATTACCAAAGAGGCGGACACAGTTCCGTTTGTTGTGGATGAGCAACCTTTAAGCGACAAAACCCAATCAGCTGATAAAGCCGCGCCAATGACGACTAACAGCGATGATGGCGAAGATCCAGAGATGGAGGGCGTGATTAAAGCTAAATTAGTAATCAACACTACTAATGTGATTGATAGCCATATGGATTGCCATATGAAAGGCATTTGGAAAAAGTCTTTGAATGAGAAAAAGCAATTTTATCTATGTCAAGAACATAGCCTAACATTTAAGGGCATCATTACCGATAAGGTAAAAGCCTATACAAAAAGCATTGCTTGGAGCAAATTAAACGCACCATATGAAGGTAATACAGAGGCTTTAATGTTTGACGCTGAAATAGATTCTGATAGAAACGAATACATGTTCGAGCAATACGCAAAAGGTCGTGTGATGAATCACAGCGTAGGAATGCGATATGTAAAGGTGTTTATGTGTGTAAATAGCGACCAAAAATATTATGCAGAAGAAAAAGCTAATTGGGATAAATACTATCCTGAAGTAGTAAACAAAGAAGTAGCAGATCAAGCAGGTTATTTTTGGGCTGTTACCGAAGCAAAAGTAGTTGAAGGGTCAGCTGTTGTGATGGGTTCTAATACTTGGACTCCAACAATGGACATGACTGAAAAAAATATTGACGAGCCGACTGATGACGATCAGAACACTCCGAAAGCCGAGCCGCTGAATAATAGCACTCAAACCCAAACAGAAACGCCGAAAGGCACATTTTTAAACCCAAATCTTTATTAAGATGGTATTTACTTACAAAAATGAAGCTGAATTGAGTGCTATGACTCCAGAGCAAAGAGATGCTTATGGAACTGAAAAGCGTCAATTCGAAGCTGAAACAAGACAAAAAGAAACTGAAGCTGCTATTGAAAAAGCATTAGCAGGCGCAGTATCTTCTAAAGAAGTAGCGGAAATCCGTGAGTCTTTAAACCAAATCAAAGAAACTTCTACTTTAGGAGCTTCTAAAGAAGTATCTGTATCAAAGCAAATCGCTGCGAAAAAAGATATTTTAAAGGCATTAGCTAGTCGCACAAACATTTCTGAAAAGGAAGTTGAAATCACTACTAAGGCTTTATCTAATCGCGCTTCTATCGGTAACAACGAACAAGCGTTCGACTTGCCAGATATCGGAAAGTTAGCGACTAGAAAATTAGTTATGTACGATATTTTCCCTAAGTTGACTATTGCTTCAAGCAATAACAACGGAACTATCCGTTACTATGACTGGGATCAGGCAACAACTGTACGTGCAGCTGCAATGGTAGCTGAAGGTACTGCATTCCCTGAATCAACTGCTAAGTTTCAAAAGTATTCTATTCCTTTACAGAAAGTAGGCGATACTTTACCTGTAACTGAAGAATTTTTTGAAGATGAGCAAATGTTTGCAGCTGAATTAGGTCTTTTCTTAGAAACTAACGTTGCTTTGAAAATTGATGACCAATTAGCTAATGGAGATGGTACTGGCAATAACCTTAAAGGTGTATTCGCTTCTGTACCTGCATTCACTGCTCCACAAGCTGGAATCCAAGATGCAAGCATCTACGACTTAATCGTTAAGGTTAAAGAATCAATCACTGCAACTGGTGGTGCTAAATACACTCCTGATGTAGCGTTTATGAACATCGTTGACATTAACAAGATGAAGTTGAAAAAAGATACTTACAATAACTACATTATCCCTCCATTTGCAACAGTAGGCGGACAAGTAGTTGACAGTATCTTAGTAATTGAGTCAAACAATGTAACTGCTAATACTTTTGTATTAGGCGACAGAAGATTTGCTAGAATCTACGAAAAAGGTGGATTTGAGCTTTCTCAAGGCATGGTTGGTACTCAATTTACTGAAGATGAAATGACTTTGAAAGTGCGTAAGCGTTTAGCTTTCTTAATCCGTAACGTAGACGCTACTGGTTGGAAGAAAGTAACAAGCATTTCAGCTGCTTTAGTAACTTTGGCTTCTACTCCTTCATAGTTTTAATAGCTTAATAGTATAATACAAACAAACATGAAAACAATAGTATTTACACAGGATTACGCAAGTAAAAAAGTCGGCGATGAAATGCAAGTTGACAGCATGTTAGCGGTAACGTTAATAGAGGAAAAAGTTGCAAAAATCAAGACTGAAAAAGTTGCTGTACCTAAATTAGAAAAACCTGTTGAAATAGTAGAGGAAGAAGTTAAATCGGTATCAAAGCCAAAGAAAAAATAAAGGCTCACACAGTATGAATAATATTATCAATAATACTGCTTTTGTAGGACGCTATCAGGTAGCTAATTTTGACGACCCAACGGTTAGTTTGGAATTAGACTACTTGATAGCAACCTATCAAGAGGAATATTTAAGAACCTTGCTAGGGCCAGACATTTACAGTCTTTTTGCTGCTTGGTACGACAGTACAGAACCTAGACCTGAAAACGTAGAATTTGAATTCCTATTATCGGGAGGAAATTTCGTTTCAAGGGAAGGGGTGCCATTATACGCACCGCCAATAAGCCAAGCAATTACTGCTTACGTTTATTGCAAGTGGCAGGAATGGAACTACACACAAACCGTATCAATGGGAGAAGTTAAAACAGAATCACAAAATGCTTTAATTTCATCCGCTAGACTTAAAGTTGTAGATGCTTGGAATTACCTTGTTAATGCCTCAATGTCTTATTGGTTGTATTTAAACAAACAATATGCTAATAATTCAACTTGGGCAACTTGGGAAAGAATAGCGAGAGAACATTATGTTCAAGACATTTATGTAAAACGTAATAGACTAGATATATAATGAAAAGCAATACTATTATTGTTGATATATTTGAAAGTGTAGTTGAAAAGGTAACAGCTGCTTACGGATCTAATGTGCGCTATATGTATGGCCCCGTTGAGGAAATTGAAGCTAATTTAGTTAACTTGACAAGGGCGAAAGGTTTACCCAATTCGAATGTAGAGGATAAATATCCATTAATTGCATTGTTTCAAGACTTTCCTGAAAAAAGGGGAGATGCAAATGGCTATTATGCAGATGTTACTATTCCGATCATTTTAATTGCGACTTTAACCGACAATAAGTATAAAGCGCCAGAAAGATACGAACACAGCTTTAAACCAATCCTTTATCCAATTTATAAGCTATTCTTGCAAGAGATGGCGAAAAGCGGAAAAATTATTGGCAATGATCCAGATAGCTTTGACCATACAAAGTTTGACCGTTTATACTATGGTAGAAAAACAGTAGGAACCGCGTTAAACGATTATGTTGACGCAATTGAAATAAACAATCTTAGAATAACCGTTGCACAGTCTTGTTAGGCTGTCAACACAATAATTTAAAAATATGGCAT